GTAATGAACTCAGTGTCAGGTTCCATAATCGCACAAAGTGGATTTGGTCTTTCTGGCACATACTTGTAGACCTTTGAGATACCACCAAGAACGATGGCACTCTCTAAGTCTGTTCTTACTGATGCTAGATTCATGCGAATCTCACCATGTATCTGTTTAAAAGTGGATACACACCAACGAGAGGGTCTCTTGCAGTATTTAACGGTGCTCCGTCATATGTTGCATATTGAGCCACTCCCATTGGTGCGTTACGACGATGGAACAGTTCTGACCCTACTTCTAGATAGCAACGCTTCAATACACCTGCAGGAACTTTAGTGCTCTTGATGTAAGATGCAATAAGGTCCTTTGCTGTATCCCAGCATTCCTCTACATAGGAATCATCGTTAGTTGATGCTCCTACATATGCTTTCAAATCAGTCCAGTCCATAATCGTTTACCCCTTTTTAATTAGCCAATCTTTACAAGTGCCTTTGGCTCTGGCATTGCGATACCTAGGTATCCGTAGACAGAGAATGAGTTTGTAAGATTTGTGATTTCTTCGTCGTTCAAACGGAATGGTGCACCAGCAGATTCGTAGTTAACAACTGCTGCACGAGCACCTGTGTAGATAGATGCTGAAGCAAGTGATGGGTCAACAACAACTGGAAGACCTAGGAGAGTTCCTGTAAGTCCTACTGGGTTGATTGAACCAAGTGTGTTCTGTGTTGCGCCAACATTTGAAAGGATTGGGCGACCTGCTGCATCAACTGTCTTAGCGAGGTTGATGAATGCATCAGATGAAACAAGAAGGAACTCAAGTGCACGACCTGTGTCTCCGTTTACTTCTGTTGCTGCTGTTGCAAGTGCTTCAATAACATCATCTGCAGCCCATGAACCAAGTGCTACTGTGTTGATATCTCCTGCTGATGCAATCAACTTAGCACGAACTGCTGCGTTTGTTGCTGATGCGTACTTTGCAACCATTGCACGGAATGCTGTATCAACATATGCAATAGATGAACGCTCTACAACTTGGCGTGACATATCTGTGTATCCACCGTATGTCTTGATTGGTGCTGTTGCTGATGTAAGTGTCAACTTGCCGTATGCAAGAGTATCTGCTTCTGCAGCCTGTTCTGCAACTGACAATGTGTTTGTGTCAATGATTGGGTATTCAACATTGTTTCCATCTGCAGGTAGTGCTGCTGATGAGAATACTGAGAATGTTGGACGACCTGCGTTAAGGATACGAACTGTATCTGAGACCCATGCATTCTTCATGATTGAGTCTGCTGTTGTTGCGCCTGTGAAGTCACGGTGAAGTGCAATTGCTGCCTCATCGCCCTTTGCTACAGACTTAACATATTCTCCGTATGAACGGAACTGTGGAACTGAAGTTGCTGCTGTCTTTTCTGATGCGATAACATCTAGACGACGCTCCAACTCCTCTGCGTGATTACGAACTTCTTCAATTGCTGAAGTGTAATCAGGTGTTGTGTTTTCCATGGATATTTCCTCCTGATTGGTTTCTTCTCTGACTGAAAGTACTTCAGCCTTGTCGTATGCAGGAAATGCTACTAAGGATACTTCCTTAAGATTTACCTTCTTACGAATTATTGTTTTGTCTTTCTTTTCATCCACTACTGGGATAAATCCTACTGAGAATGAACGAATTGCACCATCTTTAACAAGGTTCAATGTTTCATTTCCCAAAACTGTTTCTGAAATCTTAGCCTTAATCAAAAGACCTTCATCAGATTCTTGCATTTCTGTGACAACACCAATAATCTCGTTGTGGTCACGGAATAATTTAACATCAGCGTTTAGATCAACTGCGCCTTTTTCAAAACGCTCTGACCATCCTCCGCCAATGTCAATTGTGTCATTATAAGGAACAGCGATACCAGAAACTTCACGCTTCTCAGAATCTGTTGCTCTTATCTCAAATGAACGGGTAATCATATTTTCCATAGTCATTACTCCATTTTAAGCCACAGGTTGGTTGTCATCAATGACATCAACTGGCTCGTCTTGTGGTGTGTCTACAAGTTCTGGCATACCTTCCATCTCACGGATTTCAGGAACTGTTAAGAATCTGTTTTGTAGACCAATTGCGTATGATTCATATCTTGTCTTAACATTTGGACGAAGGAATTCTGTCAAATTAAACTCTGCATACTGCCCTCTTGGAAGAAGGTCTGTAATTGCCTGTTGGATACGAACAATGTATTGCTGTAATCCATCTTCAAATAATTTAATTCTATCTTCGTTACCGTTGATATAAACCATGCCCTGTCCTTCAACGCCCATACCAAGATACATTGTTGGAACGCCAAACATCATAGCGATTTGACGAGTAATGTACTTCTGGTTCTCAAGGAATTGTGCTTCTTCTGGATTAAGCGCAACTGAGTCATACTTAAGTCCAGATGAAAGGACAGCAACACTTCTTTCTTGTTGAGAAGCAATAAAGGCATCTTTATTTTGCTTTGCAACATCTGCAGAAAGAAATTCTGATGTTGTTAATGTACCTGTTGGTACTGCAGCAGTTCTAAACCAGTTGTCAGCATAGTTGTGTAAGTCTAGTGCTGAACGCAATACTGATTTGTGACGCTGTAATGGTCCCTCGCCAAGTAGCGATGATGAACCTGGTGCATGCCACAACTTAATGTGCTTGATATCTTGTGAAGAATAATTTTTACCAGCATACTGGTAGTAAATCTTTCCTGTCTGATCAGTTGATACGCTTACATCTTGTGGGTGAAGGTTTGTAATATTTACAATACCTCTTTGTCCACGCTTTACAAACCAGTAAGCATTTCCATAAGTTGCCATGTGAATTAATGTTGTGCCAAGCCATTCAGCCTGAGAGATTTGATTTTCAATATCTGGTGTCTCAAGCCATAGTGGTGATGGCAATTCTGTGTTTCCTCTGTAAACATTTACAGGGATTTGCATCATTGCAGTCTCTAATACTGAAGTACATCTTGAAACAGCAACAAGGCTAAGTGCAGTAGTTGGTGTAACACCTACTGTTTCTCTTGCAGGTGCAGTGTTTGCTACTCCACGATTCTCAGTATCTGGAACAAATGATGCTTCTTGTGCGACTTCATAACCAAGTCTGCTAATTACTCTATCTCTAAATCCCATTTACTTCTCCTTTAAAAGACCATCTGCTGTGGTTTGACTTGAGTCTCAACAAACCAGATAGCCAATACTGTTGCTATTGCTGCATCAATATCAGTTCCGCTATCTTTACGGGCAATCCTCCAGGATTCTCCGCTATTTTTACGCACTGCTCGTTGCATTTGCATAGAAACTATGTCATCTTTTGGATGAACAATCTCTTTGTTAGTTATTCTACTATATGCGTTGTTTGATGCAAGGATTAAGTCTTTATTTGATGTAAATTGAACTCTTAATCCCTTTTGTTTTAGTGCAGAACCTAAATCATCTAATACATTTGAGTCCATAATGAAAGGTTTGCCATATTTGGCTAACTTCATACAGGCTGCAACTACCTCATCAATGTTAGTATTGTTAAATGATGCTACCAATTCAGTGGCAGTGTTTCCATTTTCCAATACCTCTGCCGTTACAATTGAGCAGTATTCCCACCCAGAAGTACGGTCAATAGCAAAGACTTGTGGGGTATTTGGTCTGCCATCAGGTAGATTTACCCATGCTCCAACTGGTATCCAAGCGTTCATAGATGAAACAAACTGGTTTAATCTATATCTACGGGCATCAGGCAAAGGCATAGTAGCCAATTCGTTCTTGACTGCCTCCCAATCTAGAATGCCACTTGCTAACTGAGGATTAGCACTTCTGACTGCTTCTTCATCATCTAGAGCACAGCCTTTTGGTGCTTCCCAGCAGAAGAATCCAAATCTTTCCAAATCTTCTCTTCCTTCAATAGCACCATGTCCACGAGTGTAGAGATTTTTAAGTAGTTCAGATGTGTCATCACCTGCAGTGGTAATACCAATGATTAGCCCGTCTGGGCGGGTAGCAGATCCAAGGGCCATAGCAGTCCACACTTCTTCTTTAGCAACATGGAGTTCGTCAAATACAACCATAGAAGGATGTAATCCCTGAGCAGTTGCTGCATTGGCTGCAATAACCTTATAGATACCTTGTTCATCTTTTGTCCAAAGTCCTCTATGCTCAGTAGATTTTGCAAAGAAATGTCCTAATAACTCAGATGAATCTACCTGGTGTTTTAGGCGTTTATAGACGATTCTAGCCTGGTCTGCAGAGGCTGCCACAGATATAACTTCTGGTGCAGGTTCATGCAGGAGCATACCGTATAGGGCAAATAAGGCCCCTAGGAGGCTTTTACCGTTCTTTCTAGGCATGGATATCACCACCTGCTTATAACGCAGCCTACCAGCCTTAGAAGGCTCAGGATGGTCATCTGGATAGCGTTCTAAGACAGACCTAATTAACCATTTCTGCCAATCAGTTAATGTGAGGATTTGATCATTTTTCTCAGGTAATCTCCACAGAGCCTGAGCAATATTAATGACCTTATCGCCATCTGTAACAAAATCCTCAGATAAAGGTTCTGTATAGTGGGCTGGTAACCAATTAGCCATTAGCAATAGCAGCCAACATATCTGCAGGAGACATATCTGCTTCTTTTCTGTTATTTAGTAGACCTAGATTTCCCAATAGCGCAATTAGGATAGG